GTGGAAGATGATGAAGATGTTGTAGTAGTTGTAGGACAACATACATTTAATTGATTATTAATATTAATTATATCTTCTGTAATAAGCATTACTTCTTCAGTGATGTTTATTATTTCTTCTGTAAGAATATTTACATCATTTGTTGCTCTACATATAATGCTATCAAATTCAGCAAGAATACTATTTAATCCATCACATTGTTTTATACCTGTACAAGGAAGTGGAGTGCTATCATATGAGACAGCACTCGTTCCTATTATTGTTGTATTATTTATTTGAGGACAATTAGCCATGTTTTATATTTATAATGCTGTTGTTGTTGTTGTTGTGGTACAAGGTGTAGAACCTTTAATATATGCATTGTTAAGAACTAATGTTGCTGCATTCATACATCCTGTTGATTGTGTACCTCCTCCTGTAACTGTTCCAGATATAGGAGCTCCATTACAATCAAATCCTGTCCAAGACCCTGATGGAGCATTTCCTTGTACAAAATAGTCAATACAATCTACAACAATTGTGGTGGTAGTAGTGGTAGTTGTTATACAACTAGGAAAATCTACTATTACACTATTTACAATTTCAACTACAACCCATATACCATCATAATTAATTTGGTAATATCCATTAAGTCCTCTTAATGTACATCCACTTCCTGCTAAATAAGCTACATCGCCTAATTCTGGATATTGTTGATTCCAATGTGCTGTAGTAGATGATGCTGTTGTACAAGTGTTAGCTTGTAAACAAGCAGCAGCATCACATGCATCAACTAAGAAACTACCTGAATCAGGAATAGTGTTAGTACCATTCACCACTGTAACAGTAAATGGATGAGCAATAGAAGGGTTACATGTAGTTGATGTAGTAGTGGTTGATGTTGATGATGTTGATGATGTTGATGTTGATGATGTGCTAGTTGAACTAGAACTAGTAGTTGTTGTTGATGTACAATCAGGACAATAGTTTTGAACAAATCCTGTACCAAGAGTTGCAACATTTGTTAATTCAGTATATCCATACAATTTAACTTTAATTTGCCAATATTCAAAAAGAGTGTTACATTGAAAACTACTTCTTGTCATTAACATAGGATGTTGCCAAGTATATAATCCTGTAGGATATATTTTAAGACTAGGTGCAACAATTATTCCATTATATTTTATTTGCAATCCTGCAACAGGTGTAACACTTACAATTTCTACATATTCAATATCACTCCATGAAATAGTTGGAATAAACATACCTGTAACAACCTGAGGGGAAGGAAGAGGATATGAGAATGGATAATCTAATGCACTACATCCAAGTTCTACAGTAGCTTGATATTCTGATGATAAATTACGTATTGGAGGAGGAACTGAAGTAGTAGTAGTTGATGTAGTAGAACTTGATGTACTAGTAGTTGTAGATGTAGAACTTGTAGTTGTAGTAGTTGTAGGTAATACAATACAACGTTCTCCAGTACGACAATCTTGTCCCACTGTAATTAATACAAGTGGATCACTAGCAAATCCTTGAGATCCACAAATTTTTATAACTTCATTAGAGAATATTTCTACAGGACCACTAGGATCGTTATTACAATCTATGTAAGTTATAATATGAGTATCAACATCTCTATTGTTAAATGTTAAACATTCACATGGATATAATACTGTTGTTGTAGATGTTGTAGTTGAACTACTAGTAGATGTTGTTGTAGAAGTGCCACAAGGACCATTTGGTGTTATGATCACTGTACCTGGAACAGTTAAAGGACTATCTGTTACAACACAAATATTTGTATCTCCTGGTAATAATACAATAGCTTCTTCCATTTGTGTAATACAATCAGTAATAATTATTGCTACTGGATCTACTCCTGTATTATTCAATGAGAATTGTTCACAAGGATGTATTGTTGTAGAAGTGGTTGTTGTAGTTACACAACAATAACTTAATGTATTGTATATATTAGTTATATCAGAGTTTATAGTTATTAATTCTGAATTAATATTTGTAACTTGAATGTTAAGTATATTTATTTGTGAAAGTAGATTACAAATAATTTGATCTATCTTTTGTAACACTACATTAAGTGTATCGCATGGTTCAGCAATTATACATGGTAGGTTAGGACCATTATAAATAACATTACTAGACAAAATTACATTAGTTCCACATGGATCATTACTTCCACAACCACTATTAGTGATTGTAGAACTACATCCACAAGGACTATTTAAAACTACATCTGTACAGCAAGAACTCACTGGTAAATATGGATATGACATTTTATTGATTTATTAAGGTCTGTATTGAATATAATAACAAGCAGTTACTGGTTGAATGTTTGCATGAGGAAGTCCTCCACCTACTGGTCCAGCTACATTTGTTATTGTTGTTACTGCTGTGATTCCTGTACCATTAACACCACTACTATTAGTTTGTTTTGTACCATTGTTTGTAGGCCCAAGTACTACTGTAGAAGATCCTCCTGGATAATCAACTCCATAAGCAAAACCATGTGTATGCCCAGGATCTGTTAAAACAGTATTAACAGTGTTAGCATGTGTATGTACAGGAATTTGTGTAGATGTTAATGTTATTTGATTTGCACCAGCAGGATCAAAAAGACTATAATTTGGGTTAGCAGGACTAACAGCAGGATCTACAACAGGACTTAATGTTGGTCCAGGAACACCATTAATTACACCTGTTAAAGCTCTACCTCTTAAATCAGGAGTTCCATTATTACCATTACAAAGATATATTTTATTCCAATTACCTGTACCAGCTCCTGAAGAATCAAAAAATGTTATAGGTCCAAAATATGGAAGTACAGAATAAGGAACCATTTTATTACTAATAAGATTACCTGTTGTACTATTTAAATAATCTTGAATCAATATATCAAGATCTGCAATAGCTACATATGTATTAGGAAGATCAATTATCAATTGTGCAAAAGAAGCATTTAATGCACAAAGTTTAGTTATTACAGCTTGTACAATAGCATGTGTATCTGAAGAAGTTGTAACACCTGTTAAACATCCTATTGTGTAATCAGTATTTAATATAGCAAGTTCTGCTACCACTGCATCAATTTGTACTTGAAGATCACAAGTAGCTTTTATAATAGCTGTTAATACTTCATTCAATGTAAACCCTGTACATGTTGTACATGCAGGAAGATATTTTTTTACAACATTACAAATAATATTATCATCTATAACTGGTTTAATTCCTACACCATTTAATACTGGAACAAGAAAATTTACAATTGATTCTTCTACATGAGACAATGTATCTCCTGTAGTGATTCCTAAAGCAGGAACATCTATTCCTGTATATCTAACACATCTGTCAGAGATTATCTCTGTACATCCGTTAAAACAATTTGTGCAATTGGACATAGTTTTTATTTTAAAAGGTTTAAATTGTTGTTGTGGTAGTTGTTGTTGGGTTAGGAACTATTGTAACATTACATGGAACCTCTATGCAAGGTGGTGGTGTATTACATCTACTAACACATCCTACAGTTAGACGTATTACTCTACTAGCAATCATATTTATTGTATATATACCAGCGTAATTTGGGTTTATATATTTATATTGTAATATTCTTCTATATCCTATTAACTGAAGAATGTCATCAGCAGGAACAGGTTTGTTCAACATATATGAAATATTGTTGTACAAATTATTACCAAGCTCTGCTAACTTGCAATCTATTTTTCTAAGTAAAGAAGGAATGTTAGCACATTCTGGACAATTAGTTAATCTTGGTGATAACATAATATCTATTTTTTATTTATTCACTTTAGATGCACAGTGTCCACATAACCCATTGGTTAGTTGACATCCACACCCTACATTAGCTCCGCAACCTGAACATTGTGCCATAATTAATAAAAGTTTATTAGGTAGTTGTTACCTGAACAACCACAGTTAGATCTTAAGAAGCCATCTAACATATTATCTGCTTGAGCATATAATGTATTAGACTCATATTCTGCACAGTTATTAGCTGCAGCAATAGCTCCTTGTATAAAGAAGTTTATTGTGTTTAATTGTACACTAGATTGTGTTTTAAGTGCTCTGTCACACTCCATCATATTTAATTGTAAAAACGCATTGTCAAACTTCTCTTGAAGTCTATCAACACGTAATATTGTTTTCTCTACATGATTTTGATATGCAGGAGCAACAGAATATCTTAATCTATACACTCCATCAGGGAGTGGTTGATTACAACCAGGATCTGTAATTCCTAAATTAGAAGATGTAAATACATTTAATTGGTTAGGAACAAATGGTAATATTTTAGTTCCGAATCCTGGTATTTCAATCTCAATAGTAGGTGCAGAGACCACTGGAGGATTAGTAGGATATACAGAAGCATCTGCAACACCAAGAGTATTAACATCGTAGGTAGGTACTACTAGTATATCTAATTGTAAGTTTGCCATGTTTGTTTTAAATAATTATGCCAGAGGAATATGAGATTTATCCTCTTTCCCCTGGCATAGGTTATTAATATTTATCTACTGTTTATTCTTAAGGAATTTGAGTAGAAGTAGTAGTTGTAGTTGATGGAGCAGCAGTAGAAGTAGTAGTTGTAGTTGTAATACAAGGAATACCTTGATCTACTACAGCACCTAATGCAGCTACTAAAATTGCTTCAAATCCAGCAGTAAGATCAGAACCACCTTGAGGAATAGCAAGAATCACTGTAGAGTCTTCCATAATATAATCACCCCATTGGTACTCAGATCTGTTGTACTCATTAAATCTGATATAGAATGTGTTATAGATAGCACCATCAGATACCCAAGATTCAAAGTTCTCGTTATATCCATTCATTCTATATAAATGTTTCAAGTAACCAGCTTGGTAGCTGTAGAAGTTTTTCTCTAATTGAGCAATTTCTGCAGATGTACCAGTAGCATAAGAAGCACGTTGAGTGATGATAGGTTGAGCAACAAAGTTACAAGCATCAGCAACAATAAAGTCAGCAGTGGTAGCAGGACCAGCATATACAAAAGTTCTGAAAGACATTCTATCATATTCAAATGGGAACGCTGCAATATCACAAGGTTGACCATATTTAGTTAATGGTTTTCCTGTAATACGTAAGATTGTACCACCTACATTTTCAAATGTAAAGAATGTGTTGAAGCTAATGTTATCAGGGTTGTTACCTGGAGCTTGTTGTCTTAATTTAGCAATCAATAAGTTAATGATAGTGTTATCACTTACATCATCACATGGATTGTCTGAACAACCACAACAAGGAGCTTGGATAGTTACTGAACGTGTAAATCCATTGAAATACAATGTATCAATATAAGAAGAGTGAGCACGTAAAGTTAACGTGATACTTTCTCCACATTGTACAGTGAAATTAGTTACATCAGTAATCTGATTAGCAGCAGTTGGACATCCAGATACTTTGTACCATTCAGTTACATTACTTTTACCAGGAGAAGGAGCTACATTAATAGTTTGAGGATTACCTGTTAATGAAAAAGTTTGCGTTGGACCATTTCCTGAAATCTTGTCAGATCTTTTAGATCCTTGAAGATAAGTGTTTGTTCTACCTTGTGCAATGTAGAAATAAGGAGAAGCAGCAATATTACCTGCAGTAGCTACAGAGTAATCGCTTTTAAAGATTCCCACAGTACCTGCAGTTAGGTTTTGTGTTGAGCCAGAGCTAGGGACAGTTGTTTGCCCTACTGGAACCACGAATAACGTGGTTAATGAAAAATCAGCCATTTTGTTTATTTATTAAGTTAATAGTTTATTCGTTTGTTTGTATTCTGTAAGCTGCGCTTTGTACAGCAGATTGGTTTTCAGTATACATTGCTAAGTTTTGAACTGTTAAATCTAAAAGTTCATCTTCTAGATATGTTTCAAGTTCACAATCAGCATCATAGGATGGCTCTCCATCCATCATGATATACCCTGTTTTATTTATGTACACTGGGTATCTCATGTACATTATCTGTATATTCTTAGGAGTGAATGTACCATCTGTGAATATACTAATTTCATCTGATGCTAAGAAGTTAAATGTTTCTTGGTATTCAAATGAAGGTTTATAATGATCATTGTTTAATATAAACTGAAGATCACCATGTTTAGCAAGATCACGATTAATCCAAATCTTTCTATTCTTACATCTTCCTTTGTCTGCTAATACATATGAATCCATATAGAACATATATTTTGGAAACAATTGATCTGTCTTAGCAGCCCATTGATTTAATTGTGGATTCTTTATTTTAAGTTTCAAAGGCTGGTTGTTATATGTAACAATAAGACTTTGAAGATCTTCGTAACGCTTTTTAAAAGAATCAAGACCAAGACCACTTACAATACTTATACCATCAACTTTTTGTTTAATCAATTTGATTTGAGCTTCATTAAGAGCTAAAATCTTATCTTCTAACTGAATCTGTTG